AGAGATTAGTAATGACAATGGTTCAACTTATTTTGCAATCGCAAGCACAATCTCTGTGCCTGCAGATTCAACTTTAGATTTAATTGCAAGACCTATCTACTTAGATGAAACAGATATAATCGCTGTTACAGCTGGTGCTGCTAACGATTTAGCTTTTCACGTTTCTTATGTGGAGATGGTTGATTAATAAATTTTAAGGAGGAAAGAAAATAATGCCAAGAATTATAAAATCAGCAAAAGGAACTTTCAACTCAGCAACTGTGACTGTAGACTCATCAGGAAGAGTCATAGCTGGTGAATCTGGATCAGGCGGAGCAGTTATGACTCCAAAACTTTATGCAACAGGACCTGCTTCAGGAACATACAATTCAAACGGAAATCAAATAATTGCTTACGCTGCTTCGGGAGGAGGCGGTGGAGGTGGGACATCTAGAGGCCCGAATAACCCAAACGCAGATAACCCATCTGGAAGAGCCGGAGCTGGAGGTTTTGGAGTTGTAGGAATATTTACATCAGACATTACCCCTCCTTTTTCACAACCTTACGCTGTAGGTGCACCAGGAACTGCTGGTAGTAATTCTACCGGTAACTCATCCACTAGTGGTGGTGCAGGTGGAACAACCAGTATAGCAAATTTATTTTCTCTAAACGGAGGAAATGGAGGAAACAGAAATATCACAACATCAGGTGGAAACCCTGGAAATCCAGGAACTATTGGAAGTGGAACATTTATTGCACAGGTAACAACTTTAAATGCTTCTAATCAACGTGCTGGAGGAAGTTCTCCAACATCTGATCTTTCCGTAGGTCAAATTGGAAATCCTGGTGATATCAGCACACAAAGAGAAGGTTTTATGTTTTCTGCAAATGTTTTTGGTACTGGTGGTATTGGTGCTCACCAATTCCCAGGATCAACAACACAAGTCGGTTCTCAATCAGGAAAGAAAGGTGCATTATTAGTTTTTGATAATGGAAGTTAATAATTAAAATGGCAAAATATATACTTTTTAAAGACACTTTATTTTACCGATTAGCTTCTAATGAGGCCACAAAAGATCATTGGATGGCATCACCAACTATATATGCAGAAGAGGTTAGTGATGACGATTTTCATAAGGTTGCTCGTTATTTAAAATACGTTACTTATAATCCTGATACACGAGAGATCTCTTATGAGGATAAAGTTGTACCAGCAATAACAGATCCAGTGGTTGCAAAAGATATATTATCATCAAGAGTAGATGAGTTAATAGCTGCTTTTAGAGACAAGGCACAAGAACATATTAATACAGATCCTAAAGTTCAAGGTATGATTACATTTTTAGAGGGTATAGATAGAGATGGAGTAGAGTCTTTTCCAGAAAATTTTTCAGTAGACGATTATATTTATAATCTCCCTGGTTGTCCTGAATTGTATACTGAAGAAATGTATTATTAGTTTACTTTTTTTAGAAAGTAATATATATTTAAGTTATGAAATTAGAAAGTTATATTAAGGTATATGATAATGTTATATCTCCAAAAATCATAAGTTCTATTATCAAATATTCAATAACTCAAAATTTTAAACAAGCCGGAGTTGGTGATAATATTATAAATAAAAATAAAAGAGATGTGAAGGCATATTCTTTAATGGATTGGGACTGTGGCTCTAAAACCAAAATACACTGGTGTAATTATATAATGTCTGTCATCAGAGATCATTATGGTTATTATGAAAAAGAATTTGCTAACAGTTATGGAGTATGTTTAAATTCTATAAAAACTTTAGAAGTTTTAAAATATGAAATTGGTGGTCATTATAAACCACACATAGATCATTTTGAAGGATTTCCTAGAGTTTTATCTGCTATATTATTATTAAACGATGATTATGAAGGTGGTGAATTAGAATTTTATAATCCAACAACATCAAAACTTTCTGTAAAAGTAGAATCACAATCAGGTAGATTAATAATTTGGCCAAGTAGTTTTTTATATCCACACGGGGTAAAACCAATTACAAAAGGAACGAGGTATTCGATAATATCATGGGCATCATAAGAAAAAATTTTAGATATAAATTAATAAAAAATTTTCTTTCAAAAAAAGAACTTGAGATAGGTTCACATTATTTTCATTTAATGCACAAAAGAAATGAAACTAATTTTGACCAGATACAGGGCAGTAACTGTGACTCTATATTTAGAAATGATTGTTTTACAGATGCTCTTTTAGTACAAAAGAAAAAAATAATGGAAAAAGAAACAGGTTTAAAACTTTTTCCAACTTATGGATTTACAAGGTTTTATACTTATAATTCTGACTTAGAAAAACATAAAGATAGACCATCTTGTGAGATATCCGTTTCTGCTATGTGGGATAGTGATGGCACTGAGTGGCCTTTATATATTGAAGGGAAAGCTATTGAAATGAATAAAGGAGATGCTGTAATTTATCTTGGATGTGAAGATGAACATTGGAGAGAGGTTTTTAAAGGAGATTATCATTTACAAACTTTTTTTCATTATGTTGACCAAAATGGTCCTAATAAAGATCATAAATATGACAAAATTAAACATCCACATCGTGAATATATGAAATATAACCCAGAGGTATAGAATGAAAAAAGAAAAAAAAATTAAACAAAGTATAAATTTAAAAGACTCCATAGCTGTGTATGATGGTTTTATAGAGCCAAAATTATGTAAAACTTTAATAGACATTTTTGAAAAACAAAAAGAAATGTTTAGCTTTAATAGAGTTCAAGGGGAATTTACTTTACCAGCAGAAAAAAATGATGAGTCAATAAGTTATAGTAAACACAATAATTGGCCAGCAGAACTAGACGAGTTATGTGGTAAAGTAAAACAATTGTTAGAGGTTTATATTCAAAAAACAGACTTTATTAAAATTTCAGGTATAAAAGAGCTTCATTTTACTAATACAAAAATTCAAAAAACACAACCTGGTGGAGGTTATCACATATGGCACATAGAGAGAAGTTTTGGTAATCTAGGTTGCAATAGGGCTCTAGTGTGGACTGTATATTTAAATGATGTTAAAAAAGGAGGAGAGACAGAATTTTTAAATCAAAATCAAAGAGTGCCTGCAAAAACAGGACGTGCATGTATTTTTCCAGCTGACTTTCCTTATGTTCATAGAGGAAATCCCCCTTTAGGCGAAGATAAATACATAGTAACATCTTGGTTTTTAGGGACATAATATGGATTTTAAATTTACAGAAGAGAATCTAAAATTAAAGTTTACTTGGAAAGAGATATTTTTTATAATTATAAGAAGAGGTCATTACGTTTTAAATAGAAAATCTTGCTATGAATTTATGACTGTTTTAACTGGTGTTATTCGAAAAGCCATAGATAAATATGGGGGAGTTGAAGAGCATGGAGTTCTTCTCGATAAAGATCGCCCTGATCAATACGAAAAATAGAACCTTTCAAACCTTTAAAATCTGTGATATTACGTATAACATTACAAAAAAAGGACTCTTATGCTACAAAAGATAGGTTTTCAGCCAGGTATAAATAAACAAATCACACCCACAGGAGCAGAGGGTCAGTGGATAGATTGTGACAATGTTAGATTTAGATATGGCACACCTGAAAAAATAGGTGGCTGGAACCAATTAGGTGGTACAGGATCTAATGAATTAACAGGCGCGGGTAGAGGACTGCACCAATTTATAAATAGTTTATCTAGAAAATATTCTATTATTGGGACTAACAGAATATTATATGCTTTTTCTGGAGGTGTGTTTTATGACATACATCCAATTAAATCCACAACGACATTAACAAGTGCGTTTACCACGACTAACGGATCACCAACTGTTACAATAACTTTCAGCACATCTCACGGTATTAATCCTCAAGATATAATATTATTAGATAATTTTTCTACTATTACTGATTCTAATTTTAGTTCCTCTGACTTTGACGATAAAAAATTTATGGTTACCACAGTTCCAAATGCAACAACCATTACAATTACAATGCCATCAAATGAGTCAGGATCTGGTGCAACAACATCAGGTGGTATTAGAGTACAGCATTATTATCCTGTAGGACCAGCGGTGCAAGCAAAAGGATTTGGTTGGGGTCTAGGATCTTGGGGTGGTGAAGATACCTCTGCTTTAACAACAACTTTAAATGGAGCGTTGTTAGATGATACCGCAGGAACAGGTGGATCAGGAACATCTATAACTCTAACTGATGCTTCACAGTTTCCAAGTTCAGGTACAAACTTTATTCAGGTTGGGAATGAGGAAATCTCTTACACAGGGATATCTGGAAATAATTTAACTGGTATTACAAGAGCTGTTAGAAACTCTACAAGGTCAGCACATAGTGATGGTGCTACAGTTACAAACTCGTCAGACTTTGTCGCGTGGGGTGAGGCAGCGTCAGGTGACTTAGTATTAGAACCAGGTATGTGGTCCATAGATAATTTTGGTGATAAAGCGATATGTTTAATTCATGATAGTGCAGTTTTCTCATGGGACTCTAGTTTATCAAATGCCACTGAAACAAGAGCTGCAATTATAACTGGTGCACCTACCGCATCAAGACATATGGTTGTATCAACACCGGATCGTCACTTAGTATTTTATGGAACAGAAACAACTATTGGAGATGTATCAACACAAGATGATATGTTTATTAGATTCTCTGACCAAGAGGATATAAATACGTATACACCAACAGCAACCAATACAGCTGGCACACAAAGACTGGCCGACGGATCACAGATCAGAGGAGCGATTAGAGGTAGAGATGCTTTATATGTATGGACTGATACCGCACTATTTACACAACGTTTTGTTGGATCGCCATTTACATTTGCATTCGCACAGGTTGGAACCAACTGCGGACTCGTTGGACAGAATGCATGTGTTGAGGTTGATGGTGCTGCATACTGGATGTCTGAGAATGGTTTCTTTAGATATGCTGGTAAATTAGAATCTTTACCATGTTTGGTAGAGGATTTTGTTTAC